GTGGTTGTTCTGAACGCCTGCTGTGACAAAGACGCTGGCCCGTTGACCGGCGTATTCCATCCATCGAAAGGCAACGGACGCACATTCAAGATTCGCAAAGGCGCGCTGCCTGAATCTGACATGTTGCTGATTGCGCAGTCACTGATAACCCATGGTGTTATCGGCAAGGCTAAGGTTCGCAGGCTCCAAAGGCATGAAAACGGAGAGACCAGCACAGAGTTCCGCGCTGTTGATTACATCGTGGCCGCGCAGGCACATTTCGGCATGACCGAGCAGGAAGCTGGAAATCTGACGATGACCAAATTTCAGATGCTCCTGGCAACGAAATACCCTGAGCAGAAAGGCTTTACTCGCGAAGAGTACGATCAAGTAGCAGATGATTATCTGGCGAGGAAGGCGCGGCGGCTAAATGATAATTGATTGAGTCTAGTTTTATGAGGATAGGGGCATCAAAGCCCATCGCACGGCAGTTTATGCGTGTCCGATTACTGCTGAGAGCTCTTTCCAATTCATGCAGAAAGTAATCATGGAAATTACCAAGTATGAGACAGCGAGCAGCAGCGTGTAGTAATCCAAAGCCAAGCCGTAAACTACGGGCGCAAACATTGATACCATTGCTGAAATGCATGCTGCTATGAGGGTCATTCCTGTAGCAAATAGACCCTCTATGATGCCCTTCAAAACCCCATTAGCTTGCAGTGCCCCTATGAGTCCCTTCGAATTATCGAAGCTGCTAAGAATGGTAACCGAGGCCAAAACGAAACCAAAAAGCACTCCTGATATTGTAGAAAGAGCGCCTGCTGCTGAGATGACTGCATTATGATCAAGATTATAAAGGAATTTTGAACCGATAAATGCTATCAGTACAGCCGCACCAGTCTTGTATACGAAAGATTTCAGCGCGCTCATTTTTTTCTCGTTATGGTGTTTTGATCAAGTAATACTGTGTTAGGTACCGAGCATTTTCGGCTTTAGCCTGTATCATAGCATTTTTAACATCAATATCTGTCGGATAACCATCTTTTTGGATTGTTACCATCTTTCTAGTAGTAAGGACTTCATCAACCAAGTTTTTCTTCTTTCGGTCACCTTGGGCAACTACATCAGCTTTCTCAATTGTTAGCCGTCCATCCCCGCCTGGGAATTTCTCAAGAAGCTCCTTTAGGCTTGCCTTGACATCTTCCTCAAGCCACCCTTTGGTTTTCTTCTTAAGCGGTGAATGGCCCCGAAGAGACAAAGTTAAATGACTAGAGCTGGTTCCTTTAATCATATTAATCATTTGGCGAGCAAACATTCCATCCAGCTCGTAATTAGAAGCGTTAAAATTTCTTGGGATAGCTACTGAAATTTCGCAACTCCTTAAATTAGAACCAGTTTCTAGGAGCTCCTTGATGCTTTCTTCTTTCCATATGGCCTCAAATGAGATAGGCGATGCATCATTATTTGAGTTGAACAAAAGAAATGCCAAATCACTATGCTTTGGCCCTAAGTGGTTAAGAGATAGTATCAAAATATCAATGTCAGGGTAGTAGATGAAAAAGGTTCTCTCTGAAAGAGCCTTTGCACCGGTTAAGGGAATTTTCTCTTCAACCCACGTGCTATCAGTGATGTATGCCAATGTTGCACTTTTTCTTCTTCGAGACATGAAGCCAAAATACGAGCCATCATCAACTGATCTCTCAATAAATTGAATCTTTAGCTCTCGCTCACCGAAATCTGCAGTATGAGTCATTGTCATGCTATCAGTGCAACGCTTAAACAATGCTTCGAAAGACTTAGCAGTTATCCCTCGGTTATTTGAGCGGATGTTTTCAGAACTCGTATAAAACCCAGCTCTAACAGATTTCATGCTCTGATCTTTTGCTACTGCCACTTGTAGGCTCCATGCAGTGTTTAAGTTAAGTCCATAGCTATACAAGCTTTTTGTCTTCGGCAAGGAAGTTAATGCTCTTGATTAACCAGCCATGGAGGCACTCAAATTTATAGGTAATGGGATTTATCCTATCCTGGCTGTGTCTGTTAGCCCATCCTGACAGATGATCAGTGCTTATGGTTTTGCTGGATGAGATACTGTCTACGCTCTGGAAAGATGGAGATAAAAACATGGCCAAGTCAATTACTGATAAAAGAATCTCTGATTATATGAAATTTTTGGCAGAGAAAAGCCGGCCGCCGAGTAGGGGTGGCAATGCTAAGGCCCTTCATTCTCACGTCATAATCGTGGACGGGATTCGCTACAGTTTTCTCGCTTTCGATTCGAAACAGTGGGTTTTCAAGACCGACACTGTTTCTTTCGATTATGAAGTCAAAGATGGTTACAACAACATCATTAAAGAGTCAATTGTAACAAAAGATAAAAATGGCAACCCTATAGTTCGGGGTAATCGTGGATACAAAAAGAAGTTAAGAACAGTAAGTGCTAGGTTGCCTGGGTCGGCAAGAGAGAAGAGGGATTAGCCACACCAAACCGCCCCGGCGGGTTTTTTTGTATGCAGTCCCCCGCAAGTTTCCCTCTCGTTGGTTGATATGTGATCGCTTTTTGATAAGATCGCGAAAAGCTATGGGTAGGGGATGAGTGTGGACGCCGGAATGCTTTTTGGCCTAGTCGCGATGGTAGTAATAGCTATCGTCGGATTTGCTAACGTTTCATCAAAAGAAAAGGCCGCAAATGATGATGACGATAAGAGTGTGCTTTTTTTAGATAAACTGGCTGAAAGCTCCTTGCTTGAAGAAGAAAAGCCCCATCTTGTCATCATCTATAGGCAAAGCGGTAACATCCAGCAGAAAGGCAAGGTATACCCAACAGCGTCGGCTGCTATCAAGGCTGCCGCATCTACCTTCAAAAGAGCCAAAATCCCTTTTGTGGTTATTAATGAAAACAGCCCTAATAGACTCGCTTTTAGTCGACCATGGCACAATCACAGAGGGGCGGCAGAAGGGAAGAAAGTCGGGTCAGCTGTCATAGTTCCGCTGAATGCTCCATGAAGATTCTTCAGAAATACTCAATCTGTAGATAATGTTCTTTCGCTGTTACGATAAAAGATAAATTGATGATGAATTGAGGAATATCATGAGCAAAAAAGGAGCGGCAATTGGCATTGTACTGCTGTTGGCATGTTTTGTAGGTTCGGTGATTCTGGTGCCCCAAGAGGACGCGCAGGGTGCGGCGATGGTTAGTGCTTGCGATGCACTGACCAAGAGCCAAATGAAGTCACCATCAACTTATAAAATGTTGGACTCATTATTTGAAATAAAGAAAGTTGATAAAGAACACATCTCTGCCAAATTAAAGCAGATAGATAACGACTCCATAAGCCAAGGTGTTGCCAAAGGCTACTTAAGCCTCAGTGAAGGAAAGGCTTTTGTTGATTTTGAAGCACAAAACTCCTTTGGGGTGCCATTAAAAGGAACCACGCAGTGTAACTTCAATATCTATGCTGACTCTTGGGCATCCCTTGAATCGGCAACGGTGGGTGATAGGGATGTGAGCATGGCTGATATAATTATCACATCATCTGAACACAAGGTTGATTCAGGATTTTCATCAAAGCTTAAATATCTTAAATTAAAGATTCTTCAAAAAATCTGATTTATACACAGCCAAAACCCGCCAAGTGCGGGTTTTTTGTTTTCTGGAGATCACCAATGGCCGGAGATAAGCAGTTAGGTAACATCGTCTACCAAGTGGAAATGGATGTTGCTCAACTTATCGCAGCGCAGCAAAAGGTTAACCAGCGCCTTGACCAAATGGATGGTAGCTTTAATAAATCATCACAATCCGCCGGTCGTTTCGAGGGGGCATTAAATAAGGTTGGTCTTGCTATTGCTGGAGCTTTCACGATTGAAACGGCCAGGCGGTTAATCGAAATTGGCGACCAGATGAATACCCTGCAAGCCAGGGTTGCGCGCCTTAGTCCAAGCGTTGATGCTGCCAAAGAGTCAATGAAGGCACTGTCCGCAATTGCTTCTCAAACCGGGAATAGCCTCTCAGATACTGAGCGACTTTGGGAGACTCTCACTTCAGCTCTGAAAGAGACGGGCGCAACAAATTCGCAGATTCTTTCCCTGACTGACACGCTCCAAAAGATAGGCACTATCGGCGGGTCGTCTGCTGAGGAAATGTCTAATGCCCTGCGACAGTTCGGGCAGTCAATCGCAGGCGGCGTTGTTCGCGCTGAAGAGTTCAACTCCATTCTTGAGCAAATGCCGGAGCTGGCAAGGCAGATTGCGGCTGGTTTAGGTATTTCGATTGGTCAGTTAAGGCAACGGATGCTCGAAGGTAAGCTAACCGCTCAGGACGCGCTAAACGCTATCCAGAAACAGTCGGAGAGTGTTAACGCTGAATTCGACAAAATGCCAGTTAGCATCGACAGAGCTAAAAACAGTCTCGATGTTGCCTTTAAGAACGCAATAAGTGATCTCAACCAGGCCATTGGGCTTACGTCGACACTTGCTGGATTGATGCAAAATGTCGCCGACAACCTTAATTACTACAATAACAATGCAGGCGACGCTGGCAGGATGCCAAAGCTCATTGAATTGCAGAAAAAATATAACGATGAGCTTAAAGAAGGCAGGAAATGGTATGACTTTTCGGATAAAGATTGGGAGATAAGGCGCGGTCAGGCAGCGTTCGAACTTAAGCGCGTAGAGCAGGAAATAGCCAGCATTAGAGCTAAAGCTGCAAACGAAGCCAAAAATAACCAAGGTTTTAAAAGTGCATCTACCAACGGTGATGATGCTGCTACAGCCAAACTTGTCAAAAACTCTGAACGCAGATTAGCACTAGCCAAGCTTGAAGGTGAGGCTAGAGCAAGGCTGCAAGCTCAATATGATGCTGCCGATGCCGGGATTACTGACCAGAAACGCGTGAAGGCACTACAGGACGAGTATGCCGAGACATACCGGGTAACTGAAGCAAGAAAGGAAAGCAACAAAGAGGGCAAGCAGTCAGCCAGCCAGGCGGAGTCGATAGCGCAGAAACTTGAGGCGCTAAAGCAGCAGTCTCAACTTGCTGCCGACTCAACTGGTGAATTGAGCAGAGAGCAGGCAATGCTAAATGCTGAGCTTTCACTTGGGAAAGGCGCTACCCAGGCTCAAATTCAACAGGCAAGGCAGTATGCTGCGACAAAATGGGATACGGCCAATGCTATCAAGGCACAGGCTGCCGCCGAGAAATTGCTTCCGGAAGCGCGAGAGAACGCCAGCTATAAACAAGACGTCCAGGATTTGAATACAGCTCTTGCGGCAAAAAAAATTACCCAAGAGCAATACAACCAGACTATAGAGCGACTGGAAGCCAACCATCAGGCTACATTGGCAAAAATCAGATCTCAGGCAGTGGTTTCTCCTCAGCAAGAGGCTGTGGCTCAGGTAAACCCTGTGCAGCAATTGGCGAATGAAAACGCTCAAAAGCTGGCGCTTATCAAACAATTTGAGCAACAAAGTCTCTTGTCTCATCAGCAAGCGATGGAATTACGAAATGCCACAGACATGCAGTATGAGCAGCAAAGGATTAATGCTCAGTGGGAAATCTACCGTAATCAGAGCGAAATCAACCAGCTCGCCGCTTCTGCTATCGACTCGCTTCAGGGCGGCGCTACCAATGCGATAACCGGGCTTGTTAACGGCACCCAAAACCTTCAGGAAGCCTTCGCCAATATAGGCACTACCATCCTCGGAAGTGTAGTTGGCGGACTGATTGAGATGGGCATCCAGTGGGTAAAAAGCCAAATCATGGGCCAGGCTGCGGCTGCGGCATCACTTGCTTCAACGATGGCACAAGCAACGGCAGCTGCATCAGCATGGGCTCCGGCGGCCATTAGCGCATCTATTGCCACCTATGGCTCAGCGGCGGCTGTCGGGCAGACGGCATATGCTGGCTCTCTACTTGCGGCAAAAGGGATGGCTGTTGCTGGCGCGCGTGAGCATGGTGGTCCTGTATCCGCAAATTCAATGTACCGGGTAGGTGAGGGGGGTAAGCCCGAGATTTACCAGGCTAATAACGGCAGCCAGTACATGATACCGGGTGACAATGGTCGGGTAATTAGCAACAGGGATATGCAGGGAGGCGGGAGTGGTGGTGCCTCAATACAGCAGGAGGTTCATTTCCACATCCAGACTACCGGTGGAATTGATGATGCAACCATGTCGAAGATGGCACAGATGATGAAACAAGTTAGCCTCAAAACCATTCGTGACCAGCAGCGGCCTAATGGCCTGCTAAACCGGGGGAAATAATGCCACAGACATTCATCTGGTCACCGCAAAAGGCGTTCACCGTTGAGCGTACACCTAATGTAGCGGTGGTAAAGCTTGGTGACGGTTATGAGCAGCGCCAGGTTAAAGGTATAAACCCGCTCATGGATAAGTACTCGCTTGTGTTCAGGGGTGCAGACGACAACTGTCGGGCTAATCCGGTAAAAGCTATCGACGCGTTCCTCAAAGCAAGAATGGCCGTCGAGTCTTTCTACTGGACGCCGTCAGATACCGGAATACAGAAATTATTCGTCTGTCGATCATGGAGCACGGTCAAAACGGGCGGATATTACGAGCTGACAGCCACTTTCGAACAAGTACCACGATAAGCCACCTTCGGGTGGCTTTTTTAATGGGAGTTTTCCGTGCGAGATATACCAGCGGAACTGATTATCGAAAGCGTTGACGCGGGCGTTGGCGCATTCATTGACCTCTTCGAGGCAAACCTTCAGCCCTATGGTGGCGATGTAATCCGCTTTCACTCCGGCACCAATGGATATTACGGGGACGTCGTATGGAAGGGGGTCACATATCCTGCATACCCGATATCCGTTGAAGGGTTTCAGAGCAATAACGAAGGGGCATATGCGCGCCCAACCATGACGGTTGCAAATATCACCGGCCTGATAACCGGCATTAACCATGACTTCGACGACATGCTCGGGGTGGTGATTACTCGCCGGCAGGTGCCGGTTAAGCATCTCGATGCCGTCAACTTTCCCAACGGTAACCCCGACGCAGATCCATCAATGGAGGCGGTTTCTCGTTACGTCGTGGAAGAGATGACAGAGGAAACTGCCGAGCAGGTCACCTATACCCTGGCAACGCCAATTGACTGCGATAACGCCATCATCCCAGCCAGAACCATTCTTGCTGATGTATGCCAGTGGCAGTATCGCGGGACCGGATGTGGATACGACGGGCCGCCAGTTGCAGACGAAAGGGATAACCCGACATCTGACCCTGCCAAAGATAAATGCTCACACAGGAGGACAGGATGCAGGTTTCGATTCCCGCGCCCGGAGCCAATGCCGATAAGCAGCTTCCCAGGCTCACAGAAGGTGAGCTGATTCAGCAGTGCCTCGATTATGCCGCGACATCAGGTGAAGAGGTGTGCGGGCTAATCATTGATGACTCAGTGTTCTTCCCATGCAGTAACTCACACCCTGAGCCAGCGCGACACTTCCGTATAAGCGACGACGACTGGCTTGCAGCAGAAGAGCGGGGTGACATCACGGCGGTATTCCATTCACACCCTGAAAGCTTCTCCGTCCTCTCAGGTGCAGATCGTCATGCGCAGGTGCTGACTGACCTGCCATGGTGGCTGGCATCTAATGGCCGGTTGCTCAAGTTCAGGGCAGTACCGCATTTGCTTGGACGCCGGTTCGAGCATGGGGTGATGGATTGCTACACCCTTTTTCGTGATGCGTACCATCTCTGCGGTATAGACCTGCCTGATTTTGAGAGGACGCAGGGGTGGTGGCTTCGGGAAGAGAACCTATATCTAAAAAATATGGAGGCCAATGATTTCCATCGGGTGGAGCTGTCGGAAGCTGAGCCCGGCGACGTAATTATTCGCCAGCCTTTCCCTGGTGCTGACCCATGCCACGCCATGATCCTCCTGCACGAAAATATGGTTCTCCATCATGACTGCGCTGGTCACCTCAGCCGCAGGGAGCCTTACAGGCCCGCGTTCATTAAGCAAACTCATTCCATCTGGAGACACGAAAGGTGCTCATCTTTAAATTTGCAGGGCATTTACGAAGACATTTCCGCCAGGTCGAGATGAATGTTGAGACTCCTGCCCAAGGGTTGCGTCTTCTGTTGGCACAGAGCCCCGAGTTCAAAAAGGACTTCCTGAAAACCCGCATACGCATCCGTATGGCTGGCGAAGATGTGACAGAAGAATCCGTCCGCCTGCACATGGACAGGAAGCTTCCTGATGGCTCAACCGTGCTTTTTGTGCCAATCATCGAGGGATCTGGACTAGAAACTAGCACAATCGTGCTTATCGCTTCTCTGGTTGTTTCAGCTGCCTCGGTTGCATACTCAATCTACATGTCACGCAACATGAAAACCAAAAACGCGGCAGAAGCGGCAGAAAATAACACCATCACGAACAACTCTTTTACAAGCGCTGAAAACCGCGTCGGTCAGGGCCGGCCGGTGCCTCTTCTTCTTGGCGAGATGGTGGTTGGCTCAAACGTAATATCACTCGGTATCGACACTTCGAACAACCAGGACTGGACAGAATCAATTAGCTAAGGTGGCTTTATGTCTTCAGGCGGCGGCAAGGCCAGCACCCCCAAACTTCTCGACGATAACCTCAAATCAAAACAGTTTTACCGTGTGCTGGACCTCATCAGTGAGGGGCCAATTTACGGTCCGGTAGACCAGTCACACCTTTCCTCTTTCATGCTGAACAAAACGCCTATTACAGATGCCAACGGTAATGTAAGCATCAACGGGGTGAGTGCTGCCTGGCGTCCTGGTTCAGAGACACAGGCACCAATAAATGGGTTTTCTGCCATAGAGGCGACCACTATCGTCAATACAGAGGTTAAGTATTCAACGCCTCTGGTGCGAACCATAACAGACCAGGATGTGACGCGTGTGCGCTTCAACGTTGGCGTTACCGGCCTTGTTCAGCAGGACACAAAGGGAAACCAGAAAAACACGTCAGTAACGCTTGTTCTTGAAACCCGCACTGCATCGGCAGGATGGGTGCAGCAGAAAACGGTCACGATTAACGGCAAGATTTCGGGTGAATATCTTGAGGCTCATGTCATCGATGCGCCTGACATTAAACCATTCGATATCCGTGTACGCCGCGTAACGCCTGACAGTACGAGTGACTTGCTGACTAACGGCACTATCTGGAACAGCTTTACTGAGATAACCGACGATAACCTGTCCTACCCATTCTCGGCGATCGCAGGCGCAGTAATCGACCGCGACCAGTACACAGACACCCCAAGTCGCACATATCATCTGCGCGGGCTAATTGTTGATGTGCCGGATAATTACAACCCAATCACCAGAACCTATACCGGTTTATGGCTCGGGGGCTTTAAGAAGGCATGGACCAATAACCCAGCATGGCTTTTCCGTGAACTGGCAAAGAATACGCGCTTCGGACTGGCACGCAGGGCGGGCTCAATTGATGTCGATGACGGCGCGCTGTATGTCCTTTCTCAGTATTGCGATCAGCTTGTAGATGATGGCTACGGTGGTAAAGAGCCCCGAATGACTCTGAACGCCTACATTACTGAGCAGGCCAGCGCCCGCGACATTCTCGACAAAATTGCCGGGATGTTCAGAGGGATTGCACTTTGGGACGGCATGCGGCTGACAGTCATGCTGGATGCCCCGCAAGACCCTATCGCCACAGTAACCAATGCTAACGTGGTTGACGGGAAGTTCAGTCGCAGCTCGGTTAAGCGATCAGAGAAATACAACGCTGTCGTGGTGTCCTGGACCGACCCGGATAACGGCTGGGAACAGGTGAAGGAATACGTATCTGATGATGAGATGATCGCCCGAGGCAATTACAACGAAACCACTATCGAGGCCTTCGGTTGCACTTCTCGCGGCCAGGCATGGCGAGCGGGTAAGTGGATTCTTGAGACTGCGAAACGTGAGAGCAACAGACTGACGTTCCAGATGGCGCGAGATGCCATCGCATTTACACCCGGCGACATCATTGAGGTCATGGATAATGATTACGCTGGCGCAAGGCTTGGCGGTCGAATCCTTTCACACTCAGGGAATAAAATCACCGTAGATGCGAATCTCTCCGGCCTGGTATCTCCCGGCGAT